ATGGACGGTGGTAAAGTGATAGATGAGAGCGCCTGCGTGGGTTTTCATTTAAAAGACCGCATGTTTGTAGTGCCAGATCATTTTTATCATCGTTTTGTTGATTATAAAGATGTTACTTACATTATGAAATTTGGTACTACTAAGTTAACATTCAAAGGTCCTTTAAAAGCACATCGTAGACATCAAGTCGATCTTGTGGTATTTGAACTACCGATTAAAAATTGTAATGTTCCTCCTGCTGTCTGGAAATATCTTGATGATAATCCAGAACTGGAGTTGGACCCCGGGTTCCCATTAGCACTTATTACTATTGATAGTAAAGGTGCAACAGACATTAGATCATCTACTAAAACCACTGGCCCTGCACGTATTGTGTATGGTGATATGCCACAACTTTTTGCTGTGGAAAGTCCTATATTACATCACGTGTATACAGTGAGAGGTGATTCTGGTGCTTTGGTATGTACCCGAGACAATAATGATCGTCCTATTGTGAAGGCTATGCATGTTGCAACATTTGATTATAATAATAAGCACACTTGTATCGCTTTACCAATTAGTAAACGATTTTTCGAGTCTTTTGATCATAAGAAAGTAACAGTTGAGAGTTTAGACTTTCCATTGCAAATCGAGCGTGAAGTTTCATTTAAGATGGCTAGCTTTTATCCTACAAGAAATAAGTTTAGAAAGACACCATTTTATGGGATGAACGGACCAGCGACATTTGTGCCAACACATTTGGAACCATTTGAAAATGAAGTGGGTGAGATTATTAGACCTTATAACATAGCAGCAGCAAAGTTACAACAGGGTCCTCCTCGTCCAATTGATTGGGATCCAGAAGAAATTATGGAACTGTATCGATATTGGTATCCTAGAAGAGAATCTCGTATCTTAACGATTGATGAAGCTGTGAACGGAGTTCCAGGTGAGTTTACATCGTTAAACGTTGGGACTTCAATGGGATATCCTTGGACTTTAGTGCATAAAAACGGTAAGCGTAATGTACTCGAGTTTGATCCTACTAAGCAAGCTTATAACATTGATCCAGATTTTTATAAGTTGTTGGATGCTATGAATGATAAGTTGTTGGAAGGTATACAAATTGATTGTATATTTGCTGATGCTTTGAAAGCAGAGCTAAGACCTATTGAAAAAGTTAAAGCAGGAAAGACTCGATTGTTTGGTATTGGACCTGTCCATCATACAATCTTAATGAAGATGTACTGTCAAGACTTTTTCAGTTACATGCAAGAGCACTGCGTTGATAGACCAGTAGCTATTGGTATCAATGCAACATCTTGTCAGTGGTCAAAATTGTTCATGCGCTTGTCGACAACTAATGAATCAGTCATTTCTGGTGATTTTTCCAATTATGATGGGTCGGTTCCTGTTGAATGCGTGAAGTTAGTGTGTAAATACATAAATGAGTGGTATAATGATGGAGAACAAAACGCTCGAGTGCGAGAGTTGTTGTTTGAACACATTTATAATCCAACACGTATTTGTGGCACTAAAGTTTACAAAGTGATGGGAGGAGTACCATCTGGCATTTCTGGAACTGCTGCTATTAACTCTCTTGTGCAAATGGGTATGTCTCATACCGTTATAACGAAGGATTTAAGCGTGAGTACTCGTAATTATGAAGCGACTATCTATGGTGACGATGGTGTGTACACTATTGCAAAACCTAATATTCGCTGTAGCGATTTAGCGCCTCATTTCCTTCGACGTTTTGGTATGACATACACTGATTGGAGAAAGTCTGATGATGATGTACATGACACATTATTGACTATCCGATATTTAGGTCGTATGTTCGTGCCAGAGAATGGTATTATGAAAGCTCCATTAGAACGACGAGTTGTGGAAGAGATTCCATATTACACTCAGATTTCTGGAACGGATGCTGAGGCAATCATATCTTTCACTGATTCTTACTTGCGCGAATGTGCTCAGTTAGGTAAAAAGTTTTATACAGAACACGCCAAGCAATATATGGATCATGTTATTCGATATGTGCCAAATTTAGTTCCAGCAGTGCACAAGTTGACTGTACCATATCATGATTATTGGTACGAGTGCTACGTGGATGAGTCTTTCGTTCCGAGAGAATTGTGGTTCAATGTTCAATGTGAGTCGCGGGACAATGTCAAACCTGGAGATGGTGCTGGCAACTTCGACAAGATTATTAATGAAGTTGAACCAAATCAAACCGTCGAACTCGGTGACATGTCCCACGATGCTCCTCTAGAGTTAACTTCAGTTGGAAATCAAATGATGCAATCTCCATATCGAGGTTTCAATTTCCCTGATCAGAATATTGTACACATGATAAGTCGTGAATATCCCATTGGCACGGTTACATGGGGTACTAGTTCCGGTGCGGGCACAATTTTGCAAACATTTGATTTTCCGGATGTGCTATTAACGCAGCCTTTCTTACTGAACGCTTTGCATAACTATAAGTGGATTCGAGCGGCGCTTGAAATAACTGTAAATGTCACTGCAAGTCCATATTTATATGGGTTAATGCAAGTGATATTCACTGGTAACAAAAATCATCTTATTGGGGGTACTGCGTTTATTACTAATACTTCAATTGGTTCCGGGTTTCCAAATGTAGTTGTATCTGCTGCCGCAGGAAGTGCCGTTGTGCTGCGTATCCCATTCATTAGTAAAGCTCGAGCTGTAGAAATTAGTTCGTATGTGGCTGGAGAAATGGGATCTGTTGTGTGTCAAGTATTGAATCCTATTCGAGACACTTCGGGAGGGACTAATAGTGCTAACTATTTAGTTACTGCACGTTTTGTTGATCCCGAAATTTATGGTCCTGTGGCATATAGTTGCAACGATGACGTGGATTTTTATGCTGTTTCTATGGAGAGTAAGCAAACACGTGAAATTGCAGTGAGGCCTAATCGCGAAGCTACACGAAAAGGTGAAGAGGGAGTAATTTCAAAGTCTCTTGATTCTTTATCCTCATTGGCAGCACGATTGTCTTTTGCACCAACAGTTGCACCTTATGCAAACATATTATCTGTGGGAGCTCGATCAGCTGCTCAAGTGACGCGCATGATGGGATTAAGCAAACCAAACACAGTGCAAGATGGTCAAATTACTCATGCGAACCCGTTTTCAAGTTTTAACAACACAAGTGGAGTGGAAACGGCTCGTAAGTTAGGATTGGACCCTGAAAATGCTATTAGCACTGAGCCAATTGTTGGTGGCATACCTGTTGATGAGATGGATCTCGCATACATTATGGGTACACCACAAATGATAGTATCTCTAAATGTTGTTTATACAACTACAGGGCAGACTGTTGTTATTGATCGACCAGAATCTTATGCTAATTGTTATTGTGACAACATTCGTTCGTTATTTAAATATTATTGGGGAACTAAAAAATATTGTTTGCTCATTAATGCTTCAAATTTTCATAGCATCACTGCCGTAGTTTGGTTCAATCCAGACTCAACCACAAGTTATGTGAAGTGGCAACAAGCATACCATAAAGTTTTCGATATTAAAGGTACTACTATCATTGATTTTGAGGTCCCTTATACTGCAACTAAAATGGCTGATACTCCTGGTAATACCGCTACTGTGTTCATAACTTTTTTAAGTTGGTCACAACCAAATAGCGCATATTCTATTGACATTAATGTCTATAAAGCAATGGGATCAGATGCTGGAGTTGCATGTTATTTGGACAGTTATTGGACTGCGGAATGTAATGACGATGTTGATTTTCTTGCTGTCCAGATGGAGTTCAATCCCCGTGAACATTTCCTTAGTGAATTTGGTAAGTTTCACCCAGGCCTCACTGGTTTCACTCATTCAAAATTAATAATGGGTGAAGAAGTTACCTCTGTGCGTGAAATAATTAAACGAACGCATCCCTACTATGTGTTGGATTATGTTGATTATCAATATGAGTACAATCGTAAGGGTCGGTTTCACACCACTCAAAACATTCATATGGGATTGGAGATGTTTGGGAAACTCTTTATGTATTGGAGAGGATCAATCACTATGAAATTGCTTTTTGCAGACAACAACAATACAACAACTCAGTCGTTGGTAGTAGCTGATTTAAACGATAAAATAGTGTCTGGTTTCGACGTGACGTCGGTAGAGAAGCCAGTACTAGAAACAACTATTCCCTATTTTTACGCTGATATAATGAAAGCAACACAAACTGATTCGACATCTGTGATCGGAAATAACACTAAGCGTATTCTCTACACAACTCTAACTGACGCATATTTGTGGAAATCAGCTGGTGATGATTTTTCCTTTGCTTTCTTAATTCCATTAGCAGCGGGATCTCGATTTCAACCTTTAACTGTCACAGATACCACTATTGGTTATCTTGGTTATAGTTCATTTTTGTTCGACCAACAGGTCCCACCAACCTTGACGAATCAAACTCGTCCCACTCCAAGATTTGAAATTGGAGAGCCTTCATCTGAAGACGAATATGTTTTTCAGACTGATACGGCACCCAAATACACTAACTTTTCTTTAAAAAGTTCTCTAGTTAGTGGCAGAATGAAAAAGGTTTAGCCCC